CGTATTCGTGCCGACGTTCACCGCTGCCAATAAACTCCCGTACCAGATTTGCTTTATCGATGAAGCCGGGATGATGCCAAACTGGTTATTTAACCAGATTGTCGAAGCGCTGCCGGATGATTGCCGTATTATCCTAATTGGCGATATTAATCAGCTTCAGCCCGTACAAGGGCGCAGCGTGTTAGTATTTGCCATGCAACACTGGCCGACTTATGAGCTACAAAAGATTTGGCGAACGGACGAAGGCGGTATTATCGACAACGCGCACCGCATTCTGCACGGGCTAAGGCCGCGGCCGGATGGTAAAACTTTCTTCATGAAGAAGATTTCCAATCGGCCGACGGATGCATTTAAGGAAATCTATAACCTCGTTCGTGCAATGTCGAAACGTGACCGATTTGACCCGATGCACGATGCGTTAATCTCGGGTACGAATGTCAATACTCTCGGCCAGCTAGAGCTAAATCACCATTTGGTCGATTTGTTCAACCCCGTGCGCAAGGTGCAAGGGGTGCCAATTAACGAGCGCGTATATATCCATGCGGGCCGCGAGAAAAAAGTATTCGCCGTCGGGGACAAAGTCATGTTGCTGTCTAACTTGCGGACGCGCAAATTGACAAACGGTCAAATGGGTGTCGTGACCAATATCGTGCGCAACGGACAATATAAGGGCACAATGGCTGCCGACATGGCAATGGAACAAATCGCCAACATGGAAGATTTCGATTTGTCCGAATTGGCAATTGACGAAATCGCCGACGTCAGCCAGGACCAGCACGAAGAAGAGGAAGAAGAGTTGGAGCGCCAAGCGTCACATATCATGGAGGTTATATTCCAAGGCCAGGACGCAGAGTTACAATTCCAGGCCGCTGGCGACTTCACTGCTGTAGCGCACGCCTACGCAATGACGTGTCACAAGATGCAAGGCAGCGAGGGGCGCAATATCATCGTAATCTGCCATAGTTCACAGGCCGTTATGCTTTCGCGTGAATGGCTTTACACCGGGGTTACTCGGGCACAGGACCGTGTATACCTGCTTTACAATGAGCGCGGATTGACAAAAGCGTTGGCGCGGCAGGAAATCAAAGGCAAAACCCTGGCCGAGAAGGCCGCATCTATCATGGCCTTGCAAGATAAGAACGACAGCCTGTTGCCAATTCTCTACGCACCGCGGGAAGTGGAGTCGTGATAAACAACGGCCTGAAAAACGAGAAACTCGTGCGTAGGCGCATCTTATATCCCAATGGCTAGGAGGTAGTCAATGCAAACACTCGCAGAAAAACATCGCGCAGCATTGGTCGCTCTTCGCGATGCAATGGAAGGTGACCAAGTGGCACTTGACGATGCCGTGTATGAATACATGTTTGGCGGTTCAACTGTGCTGCGCGAGGACATGGTGGAAGCGTGGCCAGAAGTTGCAACATGCGACGTATGTCCACGGCCAATCTTCTTGATGCCACTGCGGGATGATTCGATGCTGGTATTGCACGACCGTGGACGAGTTTCGCACTTTCGTGGCGATAGCCGATGCCAATCTGATGCCGCCCGACAAAAGGATTCACTAATGCAAGGCTACAAGGCCACACCTTTCCACTGTCGCGACTGTGGCGAAGCGATATGCTATAGCTATCTAGAACGTGACGCTTTAATCCGCGTGCCAGATGTGTACTGTCTGCCGTGTATGCGAGCACGGGCACTAGTAGCAGAATCCATCGGCGACAAACAGCACATAAAGACGGGCGATATTCCATATCAAGAGCGGGCCTTCAGCATCTACGCGAATGTCCAGGTGTATCTGTGTAACGAGGAGTAAGGTCATGGCGACGAATGTGTCACTTCGCGACGCACTAGATGATTTGCAAAAACTGGCAAATATACAGCGGCCGACTATTACCGCTGCCGATAGGTACGTGGTACTGGCAAATATGGCGCAAGCTATATTATCCTTTGACGGAATGGGATACACGCCGGATGACGTCGCAACATACGTCGACAGGCTGGAGCGTCAGCTTTACGACAGGACCGTCGGCATATGACAAACGCCCAAACACGGTACATGATAGTAATGTACCAACTAGCGGTACGCCTTGGCAACTGGGCCATGAGCGTAGCGGCACTTGGTGTGTTCTCCTTAGTCGGCGCCTTTCTGCTCCGCGAAGAAACGCTATTGCTGGGCGCCATAATCAGCGCGGGTGTCGCCGTGGGACTGGCACTTGGTAGCCTTGTCGCATGGCACTTGGTAGGTAATCTGGAGGAAGAGTAATGTCAAAGCAAGATTGTTATTTGACAAAGAACGAGCGCCTGTTTGCCGCAATGTTGGGCAACGAGGAGGCTGATTCCGCGGACTATATCAGTCCGACAGAAATGCACGGTACCGCAGTTTGCGTACTTTGCCCTGTTTGCAAGGGCACGGGCAGAGTCGAGGTAAACGATAACGGCAAAACGCTCACAAGTGGCTGTGCCAACTGCCGTTCCTCGCGTGGTTACGTCTACCGCTACCGCTACCGGAGCAACAATCATGATTCCAACTAGTCGCATCATCGAGCTGGCAATTAAACCGGCGTACAGCATCCTGCCGCAGAGGATGAACACGCCAGATGCAACACGGATGCTCGTGGCAATTGCCTGGCAGGAATCACTGGCCAAATATCGCGTGCAGCGCCAAGGCCCGGCCGTTGGCTACTGGCAGTTTGAGCTTAATGGCGGCATCCGTGGCGTATTGCGACACCCTGCGACAGCCACATTCGCAAAGGATGCGTTGCAGATACTAGATTATAACGTGCTAGCAAAAATGCGGCAGCCAGTGCGCACCTTAACGCCGCAGGATGACGAGTGCAAAAGCTGGGACGCGCTTATCTATGACGCGTTGCCATACGATGCGGTGCTGGCTGCCGTCTTTGCGCGTCTACTGCTGTGGACGTTACCGCTATCTCTACCGACCAAAACACAACCGCGTAACGCCTTCTTGCAGTACATAGATGCTTGGCGTCCAGGTGCCTATACAAATGGCGATTCCGCGGAGCGCGGGGAAATCCAGCAGCGTTGGGACCGCAATTGGGACCTCGCCTGCATCCAGGTGCCGGAATGAGTCGCCACATATGCCAAACCTGTCGCTGGAGTCGGGCACTTGCGGGTTACTGCGTGTGCATACGTGTGTCGACCACACCGACGCCAGCGACAGCGGATGAAGTGGCCAGTCTCGTGCCGCTGTTCGTGCATGTCGCGTACCCAATCGTTGCCAAAGATGGCTGGTGCGCGGCCTGGCAACAGAGAACCGATAATCAGTCGCGTTATTGACATTTAGCGTGGACTGTGCTATACTAAAAACACGGGGTCGGTCACACTCGCCACTGGTTAATGTTGGGAAGTGTATAGGCGCCAGTGGCTGATAAATGGGTGTGATTGACCCCGCCTTATCTCCGGGAGTTGGCAGACCCCCACTTAGGGGCGTGTGTAAAAACCGCCCCTTCTTTTTTGCCAACTGCTGTTATAAACGTTAGGAGTACCGCCGTGTCGTCGAAACTTGGAAAGCGCAAATATGAAGAGGCACGCAACAGATGAACAACGCGCCACCAGTGATTCATCTACCGATGTCGGAGACGGACCATCGGCCAAAATGCACAGGCAGACAAGCGGCCGTGCTGCTGACGGCGCCTGGCATCTTTACCCAGAAAGAACGAATGGAACGTGCCAGTTGGAGCGACGGCCTGTCGCTAGTGTCAAGTCTCATAACTTGCCCAAAGTGCCGCAAGTTCTTGCCAACAACCGAGAAGTAATTGTGCGCGTAAACGACAGGGCCAAAACAACGTTGCTTCGTTTCTTAAAGGAGGCGAAGCAAGATGTTGCGTGGTCATTCGAGTACTACGGCACGGAGCAAGAGGCCCGTGCGCAGGTACACAGAATGCGCGTCGAGCTTTCGCGCTTGCGTCAATTGGTGCGCGAGCACTACAAGCAGACGCCAGTGCCATTCCGTATGCTTGTAGTCAAACTGGACGAGCGCAACGTGCAAGACGCCGACGGCACAGTTACCGTCACTACGGTCTATCTGCAAAAGACGGGTGCCGAATTCAAACTGATGCGGGAGCTGACGCGCATCTTTGACGAGATTTCCATATGAGTCTTTTGTCCAAGATAAAGACGCGGTCTGCCAACGCCTTACCGAAACCGGCAGAACAGCCATCCAGTACCAGTATTACAGAAATGCTGAAGCAAGAGATGGCACGCACAAAAGGCGAAATTCCAATTACCGCGGGCTCCGCGCCTGCGACTATACCTGCCAAACCCTTACCCAAATCGCAGGAACCCGAAGTAGTAGCCAAGGCACTTGGCGAGTTAGTTGTTGAACCGGGCCAACTGCCAGATACATCTGAGACGTTGCAAGCAGCGATGGAGGAATTGCGCCATACGCTGCAAGAGTTGTCGGCCAACATCGACAGCGACCAAGTTTCCACCAATGTGCATCGCGCTATGACGTTCCTGCGCGGGCACCCAAGACTCGCGGACATGCTACGGCCGGAGGATATCGGCCTGCTAGTGCGAGCGTGCGCTAAAAGCGCCGGTCTGGTAGTTGGCAAGAAAACGGCCAACAAGGTGGCCAGGACGAAGCGCCAAGAAGAGAGCGCTAAGCTTGCTGCGGAGATGAACATCGATGACTTGGATTTTGGCTAATGGCCGGTTCACTGTATCCGCGCCTGCAACATCTCCGTCTGTCACATAGCTCGAAGGTGACGTTTGACAGTTGCCCGCGTAAGCTAGAGTTCCGCAAGTTCTACAATCTAGCGCGGGTAAATGAGGCGTCACTAGCTGGCAATGCCGGCAGCGCAATGCACGAAGGCTGGTACGAATGGCTGCGTACCAATGACGCCGATGCTGCACTATGGCGGATGATGCAGCATTATCCTATCGAGTTCCAGAAGTCTCCAATGGACCAGCGTTCACTTGAATGCTGTTTCATTACGTTGCAAGAGATGATGGCGTTTGAGGGCTTCGCCCATACAAACATTGCCAAGATAGCCGTGCCGCAAGCCGACGGCACCAGCGAAGAACGCTATGCTATCGAGGTGCCTTTTGAAATTTTCTTTGCGAATTTTTCGCTGGACGGCCGGTTCAATGAAGATGGCAGTCCATGCGTCCCTGTCTCTTGGATAGGGTACATCGACGCTATCCTGTACGACTTCTTCGCCAACAAGTTTATCCCCATTGATGTAAAGACGACGACCAAAAACCTGTCCGATTATGTTCCCATGTTTGCCAACGATGCGCAGATGCTGCCATATGCGTTGGTCCTGGAAACTGTCACTGGACAGCATTTCGATGAGGTTGAAATCACCTACCTGTTAGCGTACATAGACGCGCTAATGCCAAAGGTCCGCCCGCTGACATTCAAACGGTCGCACGCAGATGTAACCGAGTGGGCACAAGAAGCGGCACTGATGCTGCGGCAGTTACAGATGTTCTATACTGCCGGCTGGTTTCCACGCCACGGACAAAGTTGCGTCAATTGGGGTATCTGCCCTTACTACCAATATTGCGAAACACGCGACCACGATTATCTCAATGCGTATTTTGGTACGAATGAGATGTTCGAGGAAGCGCAAAAAGACGATAGTTTCCAGCCGTGGTTTACCATGTCGTTGGAATTGGAAGGCTTGTAAGCTGCCAGGGCGTGAATGAGAAATACACAGGTCGCGCGTGCCGTTGGTGTGGCGAACGTGAACGCTATTCCAACGGCACTTGTGTTAGGTGCCAGAAGGCTGGTCGATACTCAGAGGCAAAGCAGCCAAATCGGCACGCCTTGTTGCTGCCGACACCGGATGCAATACGCGATTTGATTCCCAAGGATACGCAGCGGATAGAAGAGTTCATACGTCGAGGAAAGACATGGCCAAGATGAGCAACGACCAGTTCAACGAAATGCTGCACCAGTTGATACAGGAAGAACGTGCGCGTCAGTTGCTTACCAGTGACCCAGAACGCGCAGCCGAGGAACTGGCACTGCGTGAGGCGCGAGATTCCGTAGAGAATCAGCTTGTCGTTATGGCCGCCGAGCAGCGCACGATAATGCACAAAGGCAAGAAACGCTATGGCGTATTCCGCTTCCCGCTTTTCATCGGTTTCCAGGCGCCCGATGGCTTTCTTACGCCACGTCGCGAGAGCCATGCATTGTTCATGTACAATGCTGCTGGCTGCCGAACGTATGAAAATACAGTCAAGGATGTAATTGTATACGAAGGTGATAAAGACCCAGTTGCTAACTTTCGCCAATTATTCGAAGGCGTTGCCAGGCTGTACGGCGTAAAGCCGCATGTCATGGCGAAGTTCTGGCCGCAAGTGGACAAGCAGTGCGAGGCCATTGGCTATTCTGTACTGCCAAACGAAGAGCAATACCGTTTCAATCGCGTGCCAGAAATTTTCATAGGAGACAAGCAATGACTACCCGTGAGAAAACACCCGCAGAGGAAGTGCCGATTCCACACGATCGCTTTGGCGAGTACATTGTCGTGACAGAGACGGGCAACAGGTTCAAGCACAATGCCAAGTTGCTTGCCACGGCTGTTAACAAGAACGAGGAGTACGTGCGGTTGGCGTTCTTAGACAGCAATGACAAGCTCGTTGCCCTGTACGAACCGCAGTGCTGGGTAATGGTCATCGACGCGCAGCAAACTACGGAGGACGAGTGCCGCAACGTCTGGTTTGCCGCGACCATCGGTGTCCAGTTTGCTAACGAGGAACCGCAACAGACAGTCTGCTCCGTTGCGGCTGCACAAATCTTCGGCCGGTTGTATCAAGAATACATGCGCGTGAACGAACAGTTGCAGGCGATGCTCATTGGTGAGACTGAGGCGCGCAGCAATGCCAAGTCTCAATGAGTATCTCGCTGCCAAAGACGGCAGCTACCTGCGTGCGCTTGTCTACGGTTTAGGTAAGAGCAAGAAAACGTGGTGGGTTGGCACGGCGGCGGAAGCCGGCTTCGACGTCTTACTGTTCGACGCCGACAAAGGTGCCAAAATTCTGCGTCAGCTAACGCCAGCAGCGCAGGAGCGCATCCACGTTATCAATTGCGGCGACCATCCGACACGGGCTGTTGCAGCGCAGGCCGTTGCCGTTGCCTTTCGGCGGTTCTTCTTCTATTGGAATCCCGCGACGAGTCGTGCATCCTTGTATCCGACGCAAGGAAGCTACCGCTATGATTTGGGCGGAGATAACCCAAACCTTGTTGTAGCGTTGGATAGCTGGACTGCACTTTGTCGCAGTCTGGTTATGCAGTATTCCCAAGAGAATAAAATCGACCTGGCGGATGCAGCCAAACCCGAGTGGGATGGGTACGGGTTCGTGGGGCGCTTGGCAAGTTGGATTCTTGGCCAGTTAAAAGCCGGGCAATTCCACTCTGTCGTAGTTGCACACGAGACGACATACGAGAAATACAAAGGAACGGGGCGCACGCGCCGACTTGTCAACTCTCGTATCCAGCCAGTGTCAACCAGCAACCCGCACGGGCAGACACTCGCCAAAGAATTCGATGACGTGTTGCGTCTCTACAAGGAGGGTAGCACGTTCTATATCGACACAGACGGCAACAAGGATAAGGATGCCGGGAGCCGGTGTCTGCCGCCTGCCGTTCACAAATGGGATGACGCGCAATTTTGGCAAGTGTGTGACATGGGCGGGATTCCGCGTCCCGACATGAACAATCTGCCGCCCCCGTGTGTCTATCCTTACATTGAGTCTGCGGCTGACTTGCAACTGGAGCGTGATTATATCGCGCAACGGGAGCAGGTTACTGTAGCAACTATGCAGGTGGCTACCGAAGCAGCACCTGTAATCCAGCCAACACGTGTGCGGACAAAGCTCACGATTGGCAAACGCTAAGAGGAGCAAAGAAGATGGCTTTGGTATTCAAGAAGCTGCCGGACCCGCCGCGCAGGAAGCCCGAGCACGTGTTGGGGACGGTGCGCGATGTCATATTAGCACTCATGAAGCTGCCGATGGACGACGAAGTGTACGTCATGAACTACAACTTCAATGGCGATGAAGTAGCAGCTATCAATGGCGGCTGTGCATTCGCCGTGGTCGGCGTGAGTGACCCGCTGAATGGGCTCTCGATGCTGTACTACGACGGTCCCGAGATGGACGCGGATAGCGATGACGATTTGGAGGAGGACAACGACGACTGAGTAAAAGCCGCTGCCGTAAATGGCAGTAAACAGCAAACCGCAAAACCGTAAACTTGTTTGGAGAGATTCAAATGAATGAAATGACCGCAGAAGAAATGGCATTGGAGGACGTGCTGATTGGCGATGACCAGTTGGCAACTCTTGCCGAGCTGGCAGAGCTGGATATTTCCGATGTCGACCCGTGGCGTGGCTATACGCAGTTTCCCGTCGGGATGTTCCACTGGCGTGTGCAGAGTTCCGACCTGAGCACGCAAGACACCAAGAGCGGAAAGCGTGCTGTCATGTCGGTGACGCTCGAATGCCTGGCGGTGGAAGCGCTCCAGGACAAGACGCTGAATCCGGCCGATTACATCGGCGAGGTTCACCAGGAGCGAATCATGATTTTCGACCTGGACAAGAGCGTCGGCCAAATGGTGGCACTCATGCAGGATGCCGGTTTCCAGGGGAAGGGCACGTTCCTGCAACTGATGCGGCAGTTCGGTGAATCGAAAATCGAGTTCAAAGGCGGCATCAAGCATCGCCGGGATAAGGATGACCCGGACAAGGTATATGCCAACCTGGACCCGCAGAAGATTCGACCTGCCGTGGTCTCAGCGGCTGTCGGAGTCGCCTCCGCCGGTGCGGCTGCAACTCCGGCTACGCCTGCTCGCAGTGGCGGATTGGCAATCGGCGGCAGGAAGTAATCCGCTAATTGCGGAGGACCGGGTGTCAGTTGGCACCCGGTCTTTTTATGCTGCTACTGCGCGTCCATCCACCGCTGTGCAAGTTCGTGCTCTTTGGCAAGGGTAGCGAGGAGTTTGATTTAGACTGCGTCGTTATCTTTACCAAAGAGATAGACAAGCTGTCTGCACTGGCCTACTTCGGTATCCTGGAGCGACTGACAAAATGTGTGAAGCAAAACAATCCCGCACGAATACTTCATTGCGAGGAAGGGCTAAACTCACGCTTGTCCTCTCGCTCTTCACCCCTAATCAGTTAACTGAATTTGGCGAACTTTGTCGTATAGGCGGCTTAGACGAGGCCACGGACATAGACGACATGGTGAAGTTAGCTTGTTGGCTGTTGACCGGTGTCTACAATGACGCCGGGCTAAACGTACTAATGCGAAAGAAGGAGGGCGAGGGATGAGCGAACCTGACTGGACAGGGTTGCGAGAGCGCTGGACGAGGGCCGCAATAGCTGAACGCGCGGAGCGCCTTGAATGGGCGCACCCAGCAATGGAGCGGGCTGCGGCGGCATTCTGGGAATTGCGCAATGCCGGATGGAGGCCGGCCGAATATTACCCGAAAGGCGGCGGCATGTTTCTCGCATGGCGGCCGGATTCACCGATGCCGTACAAGTGCAAATACGAGGGCACCTGGCCCGACGGGCAGTGGTGGGCATATATCGATGGGGACGTATGGCCAGACAGGCCGGTACTCTGGCGGCCGCTGCCGCAGCAGATTGCAGGCACGGCCGCTAATAATCGTCAATGAAAAGGTAGATTGATATGGCAAATCATCACGACAACGGAAATCCGGAAAATAAAATTGCTAGATCCCTTCTCGAAGCATATAAAGAAATGAGAGGCGCTGGAGAAGATGCGATGACGCCAGCCGCGCGTCTAGAGAATTTAGGCGCGTTGCGAGACCATCCGGCCGGCATGTACGGCCCAAGCGATCATGGGGCTGTTCGCTTTTCGGTTGGCTCTGATAAAGACAACGAAAAAGTTGTCTTGGACTTTGGAACCCCGGTCAATTGGATGGCAATGGATCCAGAGCAAGCAATGCACCTTGCATCGCACCTTATGAAGCACGCGCGTCGCGTAAGTAAAAGCCAGCTCATAATCTCCATTGACCCGTAGAAGGGCAACGGATGAACAACGCAACACTTTCCGTTACACGGCAGCGGAATGGGAGGATGAGGAATGAGACCGCAGCCGTTGTCAAATGACACCTGCCTGTATCGGCGGATTACGGTGTTGACTACTAATCGCTTCAGCGAGAAGCTACGTAGTTTGCAAATAAAGTATTTCCGCAAGGCGCGTGTGCCGGCGATGCTCACAAGCTATCACGCGCTGACCGTTGGCTGCCAGAAGAAAGTTGGCAAGAAGAAATACGTGCCGGACGAGAGTAAGCGCGCGGAGTTCTTTGCGCGCCTCCGCAATGCCAAACCAGACTTCATCATCGTGCAAGATGCGGTTGCGCTATACTACCTAACGGGTAAGCACAGCTTGCATCTCTGCCGTGGCTGCGTCTACGCGTGGGAAGGTATCCCTGTATTTGTCTTGGTACCCATCGTGCAAGTTGTCATGCGTGGCAACGTATACACACCGTGGGTAATGCTAAAGGATTTACACAAACTGCGGAGGTGGCTCTATGGCGAACAACGACCCCAACCAAGATTTCGCTATCAAGTGTGCCGAACGCTTGCTGAAGTCGAAGCCGCCAAAGAATCAGCAGCGACATGTCTATGCTTGGCAATTGATGTGGAGACAATCGGAGCCGGGTACACCGCTACGATTAGTTGCACGGGTATCGCCGGATGGCATCGTGACGGAAGCATATCTGTGTGGGTCATCCCGTGGTATACAGGGCATAGTGAGGGAGGCAAACCATTTTGGCCAAGTGCGGATGTGGAAGCCCGAGTACGTACAGAGGTAGCCGCACTACTTGATAACTCAGTGCCAAAGGTAATGCAAAATGGCTTGTATGATTCCACCTACTTCGTGCGGGAGAACATGCCCGTACGTAACTGGTGGTTGGATACAGCCGTGGCGTTCCACGCGGTCTGGCAACAAGCGCCAAAGCGCCTCGACTTCATCGCGAGTATCTGCTGTGACTACGTGCAATACTGGAAGGATGAAGGCAAAAGCGTCGAGAACGCCAAAGAAGATGTGAAAGTCGGCACGCTACCGACAACCGAAAAAGGCATGGAGCGGTACTGGCGATACAACGCGCTAGACTGCTACTACACGCTGGTCTCCGTCCCGCCAATAATGTCGCTCATCGCTAAGCAGGACTGGGCGCTCATTAACTACAAGAAAGAAATTCGCCAGTTTACCGGCCCGAGTCTGGCAATGTCAACACGGGGCATCCGAGTCAACCACGCGATAAAGACAAAGCTAGAGTTCGATAACCACGCCGAGTCTGCCGAGCAGTTGGAAATACTGCGGACGATGGTAGCCACTCCAGAGTTTAATCCCAACTCCAATCAGCAAGTTGCCGAGTTGCTGTATGATGTACTTGGTGCGAAGGCATTGCCGAGGAAGGGCAAGACTGTAGATGAGAAGGTGTTAAAGGTTATCCAAACCCAGCACCCACTGATTGCCCGCATCGTTGAGCAGATATGGGCGACAAAGAAACCCGCCAACAACGTCAGCAAGTATGGCAGTTCGCTGCGGCTTTACAATGACCGCCTGCTATTCACGCTAAATTCCACTGGCACCAAGAATGCCAGATACAGCAGCAAGAACAGCAACCTGCATGTCGGCACCCAAATTCAAAACGTCCCCTATGCAATACGTGTAATGCTGGAGGCTGACCCAGGTTACGTGCTATTCGAGCGGGACTATGCCCAGTCAGATGGCTACTTCACTGCATTCCATGCAGATGAGGAAGCGTACATCGCCAACTTGACAGGGGATAAGGACGCACACTGCGTCCATGCGGCGGAGTTCTTCCGCCGCAAATATGAAGATATCTACGCGGGCTATGTGGCGGAGGAACCTTGGGTGGTCGATTCCACTAAGGGTGTCCGCCAGATTACAAAGCGTGTCACATACGGCGCCAACTATCTGATGATGGCTTACACGCTTTTCATTACGATGGGACGGCAATCTGTCGTGGCTGCGGCGCAACAACTTGGCTATGATAAGGCCGGTAACTGGGATTTAAAACGCTGCGTGAAGTTCTGCGAATATCTTCTGTGGGTGTATTTCAATAAGCTCTATCGCGGTTTGCGCCCGTGGATTGAGACAGAAATTAAAACGGCGATTCGGCATAATAATCGCGCTACTTGCATTGGCGGCTATACACGCACATTCTTTGGCGACATGGCGAAGGACGACACGGTGCATCGAGACTTGGCCGCATTCTTTGGGCAGTCCGGCACGGCTTGTAATATCAACGAGGCGCTAGAGAATATCTACTACAGTGACTGGGAAAAGCGCGGCGGTATCTTGCTATTCCAGGTGCATGATTCCATCATCGGGCAGGTACCAATTGACAAGCTGGAGCTAATTGAAGAAGTGGGCGGCATGATGGCCAACGAACGTGTAGCGCCATCTGGTAAAAAATTCGTTGTACCCTCCGAAGCTAAGGTGGGTATAGGTTGGGGTAAGCGGATGATGCCGTTTACCCCCGGTATAACCTTCGCCGAGATAAAAGCCCATGATGACGCTTGGCAGGCGAAGTTCTTTGCTGTCGAGGAGTGAGATAGTGCAAGACGAATCGCTAGTAGATACGCGCCCGCCGATGCCTCGATACATTGGCATCGTCGGTAAGGCAGGGCACGGTAAGGACACGGTTGCTCGATTCATCAACGAGCACTTCAATGGCGTATATAAGTGCATGGGTTTTGCAGACCCACTCAAAATAATGTTGTGGGCACTGGAGTGGCATCACACGTTGCTGAAAGAGCAAGAGCCGTGGACTATACCGCCAGATTTATACGTGCGGCAGTTGAGCCAATCAATCGCCAAGCAGGAACCCATCGGTCCTCTAGCCAACAAGCACACGAAGGCGCCGACTCGCGGCCAAATGTTGCAAACGCTGGGAACCGAGTGGGGTCGCAAACTGGTGCATCAAGACCTCTGGGTAAAGCTGGCGGATTATCGGATGGCCAGCACCTGGCCACAACCCTGCATCTTTACGGACGTGCGTTTCCCCAATGAGCTTTCGCTGCTAAAGGATAAGCAGGCGTTGATAATCCACATATATCGACCGTATCACATCGAGCCGGGACGCGATGCGTTACATGAGTCAGAAGCCCTGAATAAGCTACTGGCGGATGAAGTCAGCTTGTTGGCGGCGTACTTCCCAGACGGATATGCTACCATTGTCAACAATCGCGATTTGACGTGGCTGCAAGAGCGCGTCACCAGATTATGCAGCTTTTACACGTCACCAACATTTTGGGAGGATTGGGGCTATGTCTGAGACGCACACACCGATCGAGCCCGTGCGCTGTGAAGTTTGCGGAATAGAAGTCAGCGGCGTTACACCCTGCCAATCGCAGAAAGAGGCAGTAACCAACTTTGCAGGCGCCTGTCCGCACTACAAAACCAAACGCGCCAATGAGCTATTTTGGGCGACGTTCAACTATTTGCCAGGGACAGGGCGCCAGTTGCGAGCAAGCGATGTTGCGCTATATCTGGACGGTGCTATCGAAGAGAGTCGCCGGCAAGCAACGGAAAGCGGATTCCATGATGAGGCTAATTACATCCGCATACCAGAAATGTTCACAGGCCCAATTGACAAAAGTTCGTATCAGAGCCGAAATAGACCGCCGGCGCACTTGCTACCGCTGTCGTTCTACGTGTCCACCAAAATCATGTTGGTGGTGACAGAGTTGGCGGAGGCTGTCGAGATATTGCGGAACGACCCGTATGCGTTTGACGACAAGGTGCCGGCGCCTTCGCTACAAGTGGAATTAGCCGATGCCATTATCCGGCTCATGGATTTAATGGGATGGCTACATAACCTGAAGCACCATCCGGACAGCTTCACTCCTGGCGAAATCATCGTCCTGAAGATGCTGACGAATCGCGAGAGGCCACGCAAACACGGGAAGCGCTTCTAGCCCACGGAGATATGGAACGCGCGATATGGAATCTATTGACGAGGTAACGAATCCATTTATCCGTGCGCATCTTGCTTATACGGAGGATACGGAACCGCCAAAGTTAATGCACATTTGGTCAGCATTGGCAGCGGCTAGTGCTAGCATGGGACGGCATGTCTGGTTTCCATTCGATATTGGCGATGTGTATCCGAATATATATACACTGCTGGTCGGGCCGCCTGCCACCAGAAAAAGCACGGCCATCAAACTGGCTTCGGATTTCGTGCGTGCGCATACGGATGTGCGCTTTGCACCCGACGATACCGCCGGGCAACGGCAAGGATTGATTACTGCGCTTGGCGCCATTAGCGACGAAGAAGAGGACGAAGAGAATCGCGCACTAGATGCTGGTGATGTAGTGGCAATGGGCGATATCTTGGCGAATAAGGAGGTGGAGATAAACAATGTGGATAAGCACGTCATGTTTATCTGCGCTAAAGAATGGGGTAGCTTTATGGGCCAGAACAACCTGGACCTTACGCGCTTCCTTATTCGCCTATATGATGGAGACGATTACAAGTACGGGCTACGCCGCGATATGGCCACGTTGACCAATCCGTTGGCAACTATGATAGGCGGGACCACGCCAACAGATATCAGTACCCTGTTACCGGCAGAAGCCATCGGCCAGGGTTTCATGTCGCGCATCATAATGGTATTCGGCGCGACGAAACATAAGGATGTGCCCCGTCCGAAATTAGACCAGGGTCTGAAAAAGGCACTTGGCGAAGTCTACAGTTGGCTATGGTACGAGATGCGTGGTGCAATGCGAGAATCTGCCACTGCCGCCGGAATGTTTGACACCCTATACTCGCACCGAGTGAAGATTCACGATAACCGTTTCATGTATTATGCCGAGCGCCGCCAGATTCATTTGCTCAAGGTGAGCATGTTACTCGCGGCCGTTCGCGGTAGTTACGAGATTGAACCGCAGGATGTATACGAGGCTCACGGATTGCTGCACCTGACGGAGCAGTACATGCCGGATGCACTTGGCGAATATGGTCTATCACCGCTGGCACGCGCCAAGCAGAAGATGGTAGAGTTCATTCGCGGCGCGGGACAGCCAGTGACCGATGTCGTTCTTTGGACGGTAATGCAGCGGGATATGAAACAGATTGACTACCGGACTTCATTGGCGGGCCTCGTCAACGCTGGCAAAATCGCACAGGTTACAACTACACTGGGTTCGGCGTTTGTCTATAAAGACGACTTGCGAGAGGCCGTGGAGTTTACGCCTGTTGATGACGATGTGTTGAGTATTCTCACTGGCAACGACCCGCCACCACTTCCGCTCGATAATGTGGCTAACACGGAGAAATGAGTCATGCCTGTATACAGACAGTACACGTTCTGTGTGAACTGCAAGAACTTTGAGCAGCACGACCTTGAGACGTTTGCGTTGCTACGGCCAATCGACCTGGACCGAGATTGGCGGTTCAACTTTTGCAACGCAGTCGATGCGCCACACAAGTCTTTATTAGATTACACTACCGGACGGGAGGTGTTCTATAACGGCAAACCCTTGCCACATACAGTAGAGGTGAATCCCACGGGGCAGTGTCCGTACTATGAGGCAAGCAAGACAAGCGATACCATTCCAGGCAAACCGCCAAGACCGCCTGGCCCACCGAGATAGCCATAGGAGGAACACGATGAAAGCAATCGTGACAATCGTTCTCATCACCAGTTTGGCAACTACCGGGTGCGCTGTCGCGCAATCTAGCGACGCACTCGATACGCTGGTGGGCCAGGTAGAGACGCGCGCTGCCACAGTGGCAGATAAGAGTCTCCGACTTGGCTTCCGCCTACTGTGTGTTGTTGCCAGCCAAGGTTCGCTGGACCGCTACTTCGGCGATGATGAGAAAAGCAAACAAGCGTACGACGCGCTTTGCCGGGTGTTCAAGGAAGGGGAAGGCAAGCATTTTCCCCTGGCGGAGGAAAAGCAGTGAAAAACTATCGGGAAAAGAAAATGCTAACGAAACCAAACTGTGTCGATTGGGCATCGCTCATTCTGGTAATCACGCTGTTACTGATTTGCGTTGATGTGGCAGCGCAGGGCTGCGGTTCCTCTGGTCCATGTCCGCCAGATTTGCCGCAACTAGAACCGGCTCCACCGGCCGTGACAACGTTGCGAATTATCCCAACCGAGATATGGCGCTGTGACACGATTGATACCCCATGCCTCGGCGAACCGCCAACACCAGGATGGATTCTTCTTCCACTGCAAGATCCGCGGCTGGTATGCGATGAAATTGAAGGCGACAGCATTCTACGCTGCGTCTTGCGCATCGCGGAGTGAGTGGAGAGAGCAAATAAAAAAGGTTGTACCGGGGTGGACGACTCCGGTACAACCAAACTGACAGAATCGACTGAGGAGTCAAGCCGCTGTCAGAAGCCTTCATCTGACAATGTAAGCAACCGTGCAATGCGGTTCTGGTCGGCGGAGTTACGCAACGCTTCTGCCAAATCCAGGTCGAGCTTGTTCGTTACACCACGCGTCATCTGTGACACGAAGAACCGCTTAAATGTGTCAGGACGACCGCCGGCTCGCATGTAGTCGGCCAGCGCCTCTTCCACATCATCCGATTGCAAACTGCCAGACCGCGCTTTGGCGATTAGATTTTCCCGCAGTCGCTCTTTGAGTTCAGACTGTGCGCGGAGTATTCCGCGATGGCGGCGGTTTTCCTGACGGAGTTCATTTGAAAAGAGAGGTTTGAACCCAATAGTTCTGGCAGCGATGCCAACACGGGTACGCGTATCTTCCTCGATAAGGTTATTGGAGAGGTCGGTGGCTTGTCCGGAGGCGAGTTCGAGGACATTACTGAGGCCCTTGTTGATGTTGGATGCTGCCAGAATCTGGGCAGCCTGAGTTGAATTCAGCCCGCGCTCTTGCACGACACTGTCGAAGATTTCCAAACTTGTCCGCCAGGCACGTTCTGCCAAACGGAACGCGGCGATGGATTGCGTACCGATGCCGGATTCAAACGGCAAGCCTACGCCGGCACGCGGACCAATGGAGATACCGCCACTTGGGGAATCCCCCGGCAGTAAAGACGTGATTCCACGCGATAGCAGCGTGGACACACTGCCATTGAGGAACACGTCGGTGAAGGTGTCGCCAAATCCCTCACGCAGTCTATCAACTGGTGAGAGACTGCCATCATAGTTGGAGGTAAATACATTCATGTACCCCTCCACGCCAGGTAGTGACTCTGCGCCAAACAGAGAGGCTTGCAGGCCAAACTGGTAAGCCGCAGCACCTTTGCTTCCAGTCTCCACGATATTGAACATCCGTTGCAAGAAGTTCCACATGAAGGTGGTGAATAGTCCCAACGGCATACCGGCCGCACCTTGGAAGATAACGGGTCGGTTACTTGGCCGGAAGTCGGCAATAGTATTGTTGGCCTGGGCGTGTGCGAATGCCATTGCCGCGTTATCTTCCAGACCCAGACCCTTTTTCCCCATCTGATAGAATGTCATGAACGACAAACTACGGGCAAGGCGCTCCGTCTTATCGGTAACTACGGATGTCTTATCCGCCAACGACCGCAAATGACTCGTGACAAACTGCTGTCCTGTTCTCCCGTAGATATCCACCTGTTCCGCGGCAAACTGGTCGAAGAAGCCGCGTTTGCGCGCCTCTGCTGCCACGCGCCGGCCTTCCTCCGAGAAGAAGAATTGCATCCCTTCAATGATAGCGCGTGTTGGGCTAACATATGGCACGCCGCCTGGCGTTGTAGCGCCAAAGCCGGAAATGCGCTCCAGGTGCTCGGCAACAGATTCACCAGTCCGCCGCTCCAGCATCTTCAAAACAGGCGGCAACGTCGTTGCCAGTGACAGGATATTGACCAACCCCATGCCAACGTCGAACATGCGGATAGTGACAGCCGTGGTGATTTCATTGGAGCCAGCAGCGTGCCGCCTCAACTCGGGCGGGATGCGCGCAACATCCGTGCGGTTGAGGTAATCCATCATATCGTTAAATGGCTGATGCGTACTCGGCAACGCTTCCTTCAATTCCCGGTATGCTTGCGGGTCGCCGCCAGTGGCTCGCTGGGCGGCCGTTGTTGCCACACCTCGCGCACTTGCCATTGCATCCCAGATGGCGGTCATTGCCTTATCATAGTTGGTCTCTACTGCCAGCAACGTACGGCCGATAATGCTATCAGCTGCGAGATTCTGTGTGCCGACAAGACGGTTAGCCACTAGAGAGAACACGGAGTCGCTACGATTAGCAAATCCTGCCGCGGCATTTTGCAGGTTTAGGTAGTTCAGTTCTGGCTCGAAAAGGGTAAGCCGTGCTTCGCGTGTCACATCGCTGAAACCCCGCAACAGGGATTCCATCATGGATTGTACAGCAAGCGGGCCCGTTTCCGTAACCTCGCCAAACGATTTGCCTTTCGATGGCCCTGTCTGCGCCCACGGGCGGCTAAAGTCCTTCATATCAAAGAAGGCTTCCAGCTTAGCGTCATAGTAGCGCGCTATATCCTGCTGATTAACCTTCGTCAGAAAGACACCGTTGCGCTTGGCTTCGTCGATTTCCTTCTGTGCACGGGCGAGCGCTTGCTTTGGCGTAGCACCGCCCACGACAGTTTTCACATTTTGCGCCGAATCAAGCAGATAGACGAGTTCCTTCGATTCCAGCACGCGAGCCGGCATATGCCAACGCTTGTGCTGCATCGGCCGCAAACCTTTCGCCACGCGTAGAGCATTCGATTCGGCCAACAGCGCCTGTGAGATTTCATCCACTGTCGAGATGGCATGAAATGCCGTTTCAGTAGCGCCGTATGTTACAGGACGCCCGGTTATCGGCATGAACACCTTGTTATTCTTGTCAATCGCGGGCATGTCCGTGCCAAACATTTCGCGCCAGATACGCCGATTCGTCACGGAATCTTTCAGCTCGAACTGGTAGACAGTTTTTCCATCGGCTGTGTATGGCACGGCTTCGGCAAGTTCCCAACCAGCGCCCATGGCATTACGCGCAACAGAAAACGACAACAAGTCGGCCCTATGATTGCCGTCGATGAGGCGATTGATAACTTGCTGATGGCTAAGACCGGCGGGATTCGCCCGACTACGTGTCATCGAGTTCGGCGATTGCAGCAAATGTTCCATCTGCTTTTCGCCAACCTTCTGTAACAAATCCGTAGCCTGGTCGATGGCCCGCGCACCTGGCATTTCACGCAGCCGGAATGCCTGCGTCACGAAGCCGGACGTCAATTTGCTACCAAGTAGCGTACCGTGGACGAGTTTCTGGATGCCATCTTTTGCCGCCTTGATGATAGCGGGCTGCTGTTCGGCCATCGTGGCAATAGCGGGAACCAGACGCGCGCCTGTTCGCGTGGACTGCTTGAGTTTCTCCATCACTGTCGCACGTTGGCGCATGGTGTACTGCAGCAAATCGCTACGGTCTGCACCCATTGACACCATATCCATGCGCATGACGCCAAGAATCGGCTTGCGATTCCGCGCCATTTGCAGCATGGTACCAGTGGTAGTGCCGACGAACGGACCATCGCTTTCTAGTGGGTCCACATACTGGCGCAACCGAACACGCAGTTCCTCCATGTTCTTCGCAAGTGATTCGAGCTTGACAGTTATGCCATCCACGCGTTGCGACTCAAAGAAAGTCAGCAACGGGTGATTATCTCGCGGCAGGTTCAGCGCGCGTGCCACATTATCGAGGTTGCCATAGATATGGCGCTCCTCGCCGCGTAAATGGGCTTCATCGGCCATATTGCGAAGTTGCTGATAGGCATCGAACTTCTTGCTCAGGCTGAGGTAGCGAATGTCATCAACGCTATCAATACTGTCGGACAATTCTCTAGCGAGGCGCTCGTCTCCAAATTTGGCGGCAAGCTCTTCAAGATAATCCAACTTCGTGAAGTGGTCCGAGCTGCGCACGCTGAGTCCTACCGGAAACGTCTCGGGCGTAACTCGGTCGATGTGCGATTGCAGTCCATCCCAAACGGCAGTCTTGGCCTCGTGGTCAAGCGCAATGAAAGCCCCGCCATCCATTGACTGCCGGCCACGCGGCTGGAAAAGCAAACGACCCTTCGCATCCAAACCGTATGCCTGCTCACGAGCAATTGTCACGGGAATGCGGAAGTTATCCGTTGGCGTCATGGATGCCAACGAATCGAACTCGTCAATGACATAGCCGACGAAGGACGGTTCTTTAATCTGCGACTGGAAGGCTTTGACTTCTGGCGTGACGGGTAGACTGGCCAAAACACCACGCAGTTTCTGCCGAAGTTCGTTGGCGTTACGGACATTCAGCGATTTGTTGACATCGGGCTGGCTGTATTTGATGGCCTCTAGCGCTGGATTCCGCTGCGTCAGCCCTTCGGGAATGTGCGTAATGGGAATCTCGACAGCACCAGTTTCCGAAATTGTCACCTCATGACCGCTAACGCGGATGAGCGCCTGTTTGTCAGGCAGCTGTGCAATCTTGCGTTCGCCATCCTGAAAGATGGCTGCACGTGTACGCGTGACTGAGGTAGAGCCGTCAATCTCAAACAGCGTTGTCGTCAACTGCGAAACTGTAGCCAACTCCGCCTGCGTTTTGCTGGCTTGTTGCCGCAACTTCGTGAACTTCCGCGAGCCGCGCTCGTTCTGTTTTGTTAACGCGGTCATTTCCGCAGATATATCCGAGAGTGTAGCCTTCAACTCAGCCATGCGCGTGTCGATGGCAATATTCACGGATGCCGCTGAACGAGTCGCAAAATCCTCAAACGACGTGGCGCCAGATGCAGCACTCGGGTCGTTGCGTAGCACCTCACGGATGGTGTTAACCGCGGGGCCATCCGCAGACATATCGTAACTGCGCGTGATATCCGTATGCGGAGAGTCACTGCCGATTTTGACAATGACGTCCTTCATGCGTTGTGCAGTGGCAGAATCAGCACTTTGCGTAGCAGAAACGGAGAGTTCATCCTGGGCTTGCCGAACCGCCGTCGCTTGTTCTGCAATATCCTCGCGATAATGCGCCAACCAGGTCAGCGCCGCGTGCCTGTCCCCGGAGATTTGCGCCTGAATATCGACGAAGGGTATTTTGCCCGGATTGGTAGCATCCTTTGTGACCGAGCCAGCCGCTTGCTGAATACCCCGCTTGAGGACAAAATTGGCATGAGCCAGGGCTGCCACGCCAAAGATAGCATTGGTGCCGCCGAAGAAAAGCGCGTGGTCCATGAGCGACATTTCATCCGGAAACAGGAAGTCGCTAGAGTGCATGGTGGCAGCGATGGCAGCATCAGCCGCCACATTCTCGATAAGCGTGTCTGCCACTGACCGACCGATTAATTTCCGGTTTTGCCGGATGAATTCCTGGTCGATTGCGAGGTTACGCACCTGGGGTTTGCTGGCCAGGACGCGCGAACGTTGATAGGCTTCCTCGAAAAGTTTGGCGTTGGTCTGGCCCGTTGAAAGGAACGGAGCGGCCTTATCGCCGAATACACGAGTGGCCAGTTTCCCGATGACACCTGTCGTGCGCACAGCTTTGACAGCTAGCATACCGGGGACGAAGGCGCCGCCGATATCGCCAACGGCACCGAGGACAGCCCGATTGTCGCTGAAGTAATCGCCGAAATCTGGGAATTTCTCCTTGAGCGCATTTTCCATCGTCGCATCGTCAATGAGACCAAACGATTCGGCGAAGGTGTCAATTGCAGAGAGCAATACCCCTGGTAGCAAATAGCCAGCGCTTTCTAGCCAGCTACGCTGCTTCTCGTACATTTGAAATTGCGCGCCCATTAACTCAGTGGTGCTCTCATCGAAAGCTGCCACTGGGTTGTACCCACGCATATCCAACAACCGTTGGTCCGCGGGATGGAACTGGAAAGCGGCATTAAAGCCGTTGTCAAGCGTTTCCATTACGAGCCGCCTGCGAAGTTCAACAAGCCGCCGCTACGTTGCTCAGCCTGCGTAGCGCGCACGGCCGCAGCACGAATAGCGACGAGATGGTTCATTACGAAGCCGGGAAATAGCTGTTGCTGTTTGTTGCCAAAGAGGATGTTATTCAGCGCAGCCTGCACGGGCGCTTCCTCGCCTCTTGGTTCCATTTCACGCGAAACGACTTCCTGTGAGGCTTTGACAAGATGCGTTTGGAAATCCGCCATACTCATGCCTTCTCGACTTGGGTCGGCCAGCACCTGCATCAACTTAATTTCGCTGAATTTCCCATCCGGATAGAGGATGCTGTTGCGGTCTTGCAGAAGCTGTTGCAACTGTGGGTCGTCAATTGTACGCGCAGCCGTTTCGTAGGTCAATGCCAATGCCGTGTTCTGCGTGGCAACAAGTACCTCCTTCCGATTGTTGGGGTCGGTGAGCAGATTCCGCAGGGCGATATCTTGGTCACCGACCAGCAAAGCTTTTGCTCTTCCTTGCTCCGCGTAGATAGCGCCAATTGCCTGCAAAGCAGTGTTGTGCACGACGGATTCCGTGCGCGTATCGCCATTCAAAACGGGTGATACGGCCATCTTGTAGGCATTCTGCTGCGACCGGATGATACCCGTGTCGAAGTATTCCTGATAACCGAGCCTCTCGTCGTTTGGCACCGTAGCCATACGCCGCTTGAGTTGTGCAGCCTCGGCTTCCAGGAAAGATGATGCGGCTTGCTGAACGGCTAATGCCTGGGCAGTATCTGGCAAATCCTTCACTGCCTCCAGCGCACTTGCCGTGCGTGCAGCCGCTGCTCGCACGTCGCCAGCCAGATGTGGACTCTGTGCCATTACACGAGCCTGCTCGACAAGTGACGGCGCAGTGCCATCTTCAGACACTTGTGTACCACCAAGACCAGCCATACGCTGCAACGAACTCATTGCAGCGTCGATTGCCTGTGTGGCACCAGCGGTCGACGTTTGCATACCAAAATTCAGCACCTGCGCCTGAACGTGGTTCGCCTTGAATTCCACAAGCTCGGCAACAGCGAATGTGAGGCCGTTTGGCGCAACATAAATCCCGCCGTTCTCGTTGGCCGCCTTAATATTGGCTTCAAGGTCGAAGAGATTCATGCCTTCGCCGGTGAGCTTTTTTGCCAACTTGCGAAGTTCCTCATTCTTCGTTGTGACGGCCGCTTCATTCAATTGCTTGGCTATGTCATTGTTGTGCCGGCGGTCTATTTCGCCGCTGATAAGTTGGCTGGGAATCTTGCCTTCTGCCGCAGCCCGGTCCAACTGCGATGCAGAAAGCGTACCCAGATGCACTTTGAGTGCCTCTGTCTGTGCCACCTGCCGAGAGAGCGCCGTATCTTTTCGCCGGGCAATCTCTCGTGCCGCAGCAACGCCACGAGGTGACTCGGGTTCCTTGCTAACGAGGGCTTGCAGAGCGTCATCAGCCGTATCTGTCAATGTGGCTTCACGCGCTGCCCGACGTTGCGATTGCAACACAATAGTGCGTGACTCGCGGCGAGCGCGTTCAGCAGCAACAGCTTCTTTGCCAACAATTGGTTCCACCGTACGCAGTTCGCTGGCGTCCATAGTCTGCAGCATTTGCCCGGTCATGCTCTGGCGAATATCAGTGGATGCGCTGATATCGTTAAGTAGCTGCCGGGCCGCAGTTACGTCGCTCGTCTCATTTTGGTAATTGAGTTGCGCTCGTCTGACATCGCGCAGTGTTGCGGCTTCCTTGTCGCGGAGACGCGCTTCCTCCAAACCCGTACGCGCCTTCACCAAATCAAGCTGCGTTTGCGTCCGTGCCAACGATCGCACTCGTCCGCTGCGAGAATCCTCCGGGTCGAATAGCTCGATGAGAGGCTCGAAAGGCGCACGGAACGGCGTGGAGCCGATTTCATTTAGCCGCGTCAGATGTTCCTGCATCTGACCAAGCAAATCTTCCTGCGCAGATGCCGATTTCGCTAAGATAGCGCTGCGTTCCTGGGCAATTTCCGTACCCCGGTCGAATGCCATCAGCGCGGCAGCATTAAATTCCTTCCTGGCGGCGGATGCTTCCAATGCTTCCTGAGCAAGCGTAGATTGCTGCTCGTCTACGCCACGAAGTGACTCAGCGATGGACACATCCAGTGGCTGCGCACCTTGCAGAATGTCCGCAATCTGCGTATTTTCGTCGTTTTTAGGCATGATGCTGCCTCATTTGAAGCCAAGTCCCAGCGAAAAGCCACTGCGCTTACTGCTGCTGGCGCCTGTCGTGAGCGATTTGATAATCTCGTTCAGCGTCTCATTGGCCGTTAGAGACTCCTGCGCTGTTGCTTGCCGCTCGGTCGTGCCGGTGACAGTCTCCGTCGCACCGCGTAACACGCTTGCCAATTGCACAAGTTCATTAGTGCCCTGCGCGGCGGCTGCCGGTGCAGCCGATAGCGTTTTGATAACCTGGTCAAATTCGGAAGTGGCAGTATTACGCGCATTGAGATTCAACTGCGCCTCCAGACCTGCAAGCTGTACCTGCAAGTCATTGGCAGCCTCCTGCGTCGCAAGTTGCACCACAGAGTTCTGCCCGCTACCGGCGGCGCGTGCTAGGCCCGTTTGCAAGCGACCAAGTTCACGCTGCCCTTCTCGGCGGGCATTAGCAAGCAAGGCGCCCGTCTGCTCCCCGATGGCAGCTTCCGCACCAGACGCACGCTCACGAAGGAAGTCGCCGAGGCTGGCAAGTTCTGCTGCTGAAGCACCAGCAACTGTCTCGTTGCCTCCAGTGCCAAGAAACGTCAGCAGCTGTTGCTCCAACTGCTGCTGCACTTCCAGGCTAAAAAGCGTGCGCTGTTGTTCCTGCGTCTGCTGCTCTTGCGTATCCGCAGTTTTCTCAGATTCCGTTCTCTTGGTAGAATCGCGCGTGGCTTCCGTCTGCTGCTGCGAGACGGATTTCTCCTTTTTCTTGCTGAAACCCAAATCCAAAATACCACGCTGCGAACTTGGCGAACCGGCACTGGGTCCGACCAACATCGCGCCAAAGATGTGTGCAAGTCTGTCAACCAATTTCATGGCACAAAATCTCCCGGCTCAAAATCTTGGCCGCTGAGAAGCTTAGCCAAAATTCGATTATTCATTCGGGCCGTATTCGCGGCTAGCGCTTCCGCCATTCCGCTTGTCTCGACTGTATCGCGGTTGAAGTCCATCTTCAACTTGATACCGGACGGTTCATCCTTTTCCGCTTCGGCGTTTATGCCAACGCCAGCGAGAAGGCGCCCAGCGATATCATCAGATTTGGTAATTTGGCCTAGTGGCGGTTCATCCTCTATTACATCATCCGTTGTCATACCGAGCAAGTTAGGCGTGTTATCGCCTACAGACGATGCAGGTCCGCCAGAATCAGAAGGGCCAAAGAGGTTGCCGATACCCGTGTCAATGGCATCATTTAGCAACTCTTTGAAGAATTCGCCAAGGTCCATGAGTCTTACTCAGCCAGCGATACCGCGCAAGCCACCAATAATTGAGAGTGAACCTGTTTGCCGGGGTGCGACAGAAGCATCTGCCAACAGCGGCAGATTTGAACCGTAAGCACGGACAACCCAAGATGTGTTGGCATTGGATGCCGCGGCTACAATAAGTGACGTCCGGCCCATGAAATTGGCACGTATCTCCGGCGTAAACGCACCGCCCGAGACGGCGTGTGTACCGTTGGCAGAATGGAAGGCCAGCCAGTACATACCCGAGTCAAGCAGCCGATTGGCCGCAATTGTTTTCACGCCAGTCGTATCCGTGGCAAACACACCCTCACCAAGTTCTGGATTTGGTGTACCGAACAAAACGCCCAGCGGCAGAGACGGGTAGCCAGCAAGTGACGTATACACACCGAGACGTAGCAAACCGCCGCCTACACCGGTAGTCACATTGATGCTGTACTCCGTGACTTGCATTCTTGCCGGCACGAAGATTGGCGTCCAGTACAGAACGGCTGCCGACAGTACAATAGGCGTTACTGTGTTAAAGTCGGATGTGTAATACAGATTATTGGCGATGCCGGGATGGTTGGCTGCGGCCCGCTCGTGTCCGGCATGATTGATAATCTTGCCGTTGATTTTGCTATGTACGTCCCGCGGCTCGCTGAGGTCCAGATACTTGGTGCCCGATACATCGGCGCTCTGCGTATTGGGAATATATCGCGCGATGACAGTGCCAAATAGGCCCGCCGCAGAAAAGAGTTCGACTTCCTCGTAGATGAGTGAGGTCGTTGGTTGCGGGTCGGCCTGCTCACGCATCACCATGCGATGCATGACAATGGTGCCAATATCTCCGTCCGGAACCTCAATCTCGGTTTGCCGCACGATGGCACGGGCAATCACGCCAGCTGAATTGATAATGACGCGGGTCAACGATGCGCCAATAATCGAACTTGCTGTATTGCTGCTACCACCGTAGAAATTCGTATCGACGATTGAGGCCCAGTATTCTCCTTGAAAATTGGCGGCTGACCCAATGCCGACGTTGAACACCACGTGCCTAGGAGAGTATACACCATTTAGCAGCGTACCCTCCGTAAAACCTGTGACCTCACTGCCATCAATGTTGGCAATGATATTCACCAAAGCATTATTCGCCGCGGACAACGGTGAGGGACTATCTGCTCGGACGATATCACGAATCATTGTGGTTGCCTATAGTTGATTTGCCACCAGTATTCATATGCGTGCGGACAGCGTGCGCTCTACGCCGCAAGTAAACGGCGGCATCGTGTGCTTCACGCGCGCGTTCAGCAAGCAAAATCTTCTCTTTTCGACGCTTTAGGCGAAAAAAGCAAATGTCCAACAAATGGTCAACCATCTTTGTCACGCGTATCGTGCCTACTTAGTAGCCGCTGGGACAACGTACGTTCATCGCCAAGATGCAATAATGCCTCACGCACTATTCGGTCAGTTTCCGTTAACCGGGTGACAAGCTTGTTAAGCGTATCCTTGTGGTCGTTTATTTCTGCACGCCAAGCAGTGACGACGTAAATGAGCGCTGCCACTAATGCGGAGCAAATACCAAATTCCTGCCACCACTCATTTGGCATAGCCCAACACTTCTTGAATGGGTGTTGCCATATGCGTAGCAATAGTATTAACTACCTGCTCGCGCATAGCAGATAACTCTTCAGCCGGGCGATTACCAGCTTTGACAGCATGTTCCATGAGCCTTGGCATTACCTGGAAGTAGCAACCGATAATCTCGCGCTCTTCACCCGTGGCTAAATTTGTCTCCCGCATTCCGTTGGAAATCCAGCAGGGGCAAAAATCACGTGACCCCTCTCGCATTTTGGCTTTTGGGCAGCCTCGACCCGTCATACATGGGAATGCGCCAAGCATCACGCATTCCGTGTGCAGGCAATAGCATCGACATAGAGCGGACGCCAACCGGGCGTGTACGTCAGTCCGTGTGCGTGCGCATTACCACTACCCATGTTAGACGTTGTGCCACTGACCGAGTGCGTGTGCGCACCATCGGACGACGTATTCGTAGCCCCGCTAACTGTTGCATCGTCGCCGCGACGCAGTGTCGTCGTACCGGAATTTACAGCATTGGCACGCGGAGTGCTGTGTGTATGGGCACCCGCTGATGCCGCTGTACCCGTCACCGTGAGACCAGATGCGGGTAGTTCAGCGGTTGTCAAAACGTGGCCAGCCGACGCGAAACCAGAGATAGTCCAGGACCCGCCAACTCCACCACCTACCGTATTGTTAATACGGAGCACACGGTCGTTGTGTGCGGCACTGAGCGTCCAGCCAGCAGGAGCGGCTGCTTGCAAAAACAGCGCTACAGTGCCAGCTACGCAGTCGTTCAGTTGCGCAACGGTTTTGCCTCCATCTGCCAATGCACCGCCAGCCGTCAACGTGGCGACATTACCCGCCACAGCAGGCACCACCTTGTCGGGTTTTGCCGCGTCAAGTGCCGCAATATCGGCCACGTTAGTTGCGATATCAGCAGCATTTACGCCAATCGCCGTGACATTATCCGCAATGTCGCTGATTGCCTGATTGAGCGCGATGAGATTGGCAGACGAGAAACGGCCAGGCGTCGTTGTGGTTGCATCTGGCACATTATTGAGGTCCGCTCGCGCCAATTCGACGCCGCCTTGCGTGGCACCATCGTGCAGCCGCACTGACCGCCGCGTAGTGTCGATTGTGAGTTCGCGCTCTAGGCCAACAAAGGTGAGAGCCGTTGTCCCGGAATGCCCAAGCCGCTGTACACGTTTGCTCACTGTAGTCTCCCGGAGGGCTGCACCGTCGCTTCAAGAGTTTTCAAGAAGAAGGATTCGCCAACCGCATCCGCCTTGATTTTCACGAGAAGATGCAACCCCGTTACATTCGCGGAGTAGAATCGTGTTCCGCCACTCGTGTAAATCAACTCAGCGTCTGTGTTGCTGTTCCCTTCCCAGGGATTCTTGCCGTCGATAGTGCCAACAATTTCCGCCTTGTACTCGGAGAAAGCGTCGCTGTCAAAGCCCCAATCTTCGGCTGTATCGTCACCCGTACTCCAGTCAAAGAAGATATCGTCGGGTGAGTAATCCGCGATATAATCTTCGAACATATCACCGATGGCACCCTCTTCCATACTGATTGCCAAATCAATGATGGTACTCAATTCGTCGATATCGGCGTTTCTCCCTCCGCGGAAAAGTCCGATTTCAATATAGGCATCCAGTGCCGATTTAACAGGCGGGAGAACCGCTTGTCGGAAAATGCGCAATCCGCCTTCCACATCACAGTACGAAGCAAACTGCTTTGGTGTACCGCCAATAGTGCCGCCTTCTGGGGGCACTGTCAGGGCAGCAATTACGTCATCTACGACGATACGCCTATCGTAGACATTTGGCGACGTGAATCTGTCGGATATATCGCCAGTGATATACCCAACCGACGAGAACGTGCAAATACCGTTGGGTAGCGTAGCGGTAATGGGCTGCAATTCGGCCGGCCACTCGCTGCGGCCACGCAAATCCAATACCCAGATACTGTCGCTATCAGTGTAATTATCGTGGAACGTAGTATCCGTCAGCAGATGAACTGCACCGAGATTATCGACAAACCCCAGCTTGAAGCCGAGATTCACATCTTGCGCATCTTCGAAGTGCAAATCGACAAACGCCGTGTGCAACCTGTTGAAGATGCCCCACTCATTCGACGGGCCGTAGTACACCCACGCTTGGTTGTAATAGCCCTCTGCGGAACCTGTCGTATTGTACGACAAAATAACCCAATCACGTGTTGGCGCCACATAGAGACGCAACATGCTGTTGAACGTAAGGTCAAGAGTTGGCAGAAGTCGTGCGTGCAAATACTCTGACATAGCGGGCTGCCAGAGTTCCGGCCGCTTATATCCATCCGTGATATAGAAACCACGGCGGGTAAGGAAGATTATCTTGTCGTTATCGAATGGCGCTATGCAATACGGATTAATGGCTTCCAAATCCGACCACGCCTCATGGCGGAATGGGTTAATGGAATTAACCGCCTGCGAGCGCATAATACCACGCCGCGTGAATGTCAGAATACCGCCTGGATAACCCCAGACAGCAAGCTGCAAACCGGCGCCAGCAGCGCCGATAAGCGACAATGACTGGAAGCCGGCACCTGTCGTCGTAGAAGTGATAAAGTCCTGCCCGTCATCAATAGCAGACCAGTGCGTTGCACCTGGAACCGCGACAACCAGCCGCCCTTGGCTCTCAGCACATGCCAAGATACCGTTTGGTATACCTGGCACAACGGTATTATTGAGGAATGTCCACTCACCCGTTGTCGAGTCATAGGCAATCAGACCTGTACCCTGCCGGGCAAAGTAATCGACGCTATTGACAACGGCGTGCGTAAACGGGAAGAATGAAGTCAGCCCCCAGGAATACGTTAGCACCGGAACCAGATTGCGATTCGGCGTATCGTACTTGAATGCAGCCTTGTGCGTGAAGAAAAATGTCTCTGTCTCGTTGGCTACACGAAATGACGCAACGTCAAGCGGGTCAGCAAACGCTTTTTGACAAGCGTAGTTGCCGACCAATACACGACTAGAAAATCCCGATTTTGGGCCATCCGCGTCAATGACCACATTACGTGCGCGCGAAATTGTCGGGTCTGTAATCCGCTTGGGGTCGATAAGCGGAATCAGCCCGCGAACCTGCGTTAGAGCTACACGCGCATTTGGCATTAACGTGACTCAGGCTAGCCCCAACCGAAACTGCATATCAAAATCCTGACCATCTGGCACAAGAATGCCGACCGTCAGCGGCCCGCCGTAGGAGAAGAGAATGCCGGCACTGCCAGACGCGACATTACACAAGAACGCCCGTGTGAAAACGCCGCTGAAATCGGCACCAGATGCCGAAAAGGTGACGGTCGTCGACAAAATCGTGGCAACCGTATTTAGATATTCCTCGGTAGGCCAACCTGCTGCATTACGCGTGATGGCTTTACGTGCATAGCCACCCGCTGATGTCAACTCGGAGGTTACATCGGACAACTCGTCGTTGATGACCGGCACCTGGTCACAAAGCCCCACGTACCAGTTGCCACCAGCGGTAATATCCGTCACGTCCGCGCGCGCAATCATACGGAGCATCCGCTGAGCGCCAACCTGCGGTACCGTATTACGTCGTGTGATTAGCAACGGTTCCGGCAAAGGCTTTCGCCCGGGAAAACCAGTAAAGCCCGCCGGAAATCTGAAAATGTGGTCGAAATAGAGGCCCATGAGTTTACGCCCGCGTCAAAGACATGGTGGAGAAAAAGCACTGCATGTAGCAGCCAACGTTTCCGCCGGAATCCTGCCAGGCCACGGGTGTAATCGTGTCACCAACTACCACATCCGTGAAGAACATACCGTTCATAACGGTTGATATACCTGTAAGTGCCAATCGTGCGTCTGTCACAATCATGGCGGCACCGTTACGGCTGATGCCAATGCGTCGACTTCCTGTTGGATTGGTGAAAAACACGCCAAATTGCTGAACCAAGAGTTGATGGTCTACATCTGCCGTGTATACTTGCCCATTCCATTGTCCACGTGAGTCAAGAACAACCCGCGGAGCCGATAACGTAGCTAATGCCGTCTCCGCGCCCGTTGGAATCATCGGCGGACTATCGAAACTCAAAATTATCTGTTGCGTTCGACACTGACGTAACAACGCAAAGTTGCTGATGAGATACCGTTCTAGGTCTGCATCGACACTTGGCGGTGTTAAGTCAATATCGAGTGGATGATGACTCATTTATCCGTCCACGGATACACTGGCCGCACCCTTCAGAACATCATTGGAAAGCGAACGGAACAGCGCGAAAGCCGACGATGCGCGTTCGTCGTTATACGACTTGAACAACTTGGCAGTTGCGCCCTCAATACACGCCTCGAAGTAATCGAACAGAAGCCAATTAGTTACCCGCGCACGCGCTACCGCTTCCTCCGCGGGCGTGCCTGCTGAGAGATAGGCCCAAGCACCCGTTGCCAAATCATAAGTTGCCGGACGTGCCGTTTCTTCTTGTATATACGCCAGTGGCGTGAAATACGAGAAGTAAGCGACATCCACCAACCCACCATTGCCCATCCCAGCAAAGACAAGGCTGTCTCCACTCCGGTACCAATAATATAATTCACGCTGTTGCATCTTGGATGGTGGCGCGAATCGCGGGAATATTGGTCGCCCGTGGTCATCGAGTAACTCCGGATACATGGGAGTGAATAGTTGGCGAAAACCTGGGGGACACTCCCAAATAAACGGTTCTGCGATAGCAGTAAGTTGGTCCTCCACCAAATCATTGTGGAAGAACGCACGTACCTGAATTTCTCGCATTGACGCGCGTAGCCAACCCGCAATAGCCGCCCGCCTATCAGGGCGACCCGTGCGTGCCACTACCTCATCAACCGCCGCTGAGAATGTCCCCCAGTCTGCCATTGCCGCTTACTCGGATGCCGCCGACTTGGACCGGAGACGGAGTCCAGAAGCCAGTTTCACATCATCAGCTCGCGGCAATTCGGGATGCGGGTCACCTGCACCGATACCCGCCAGTAGCGTGGAGTCATCGCCCTTGACGATATCCTCGCCAACGTCAACATCGGAAACCGGCACTTGCGCCGCGCGTGCTACCTGCGTTTCCGCTCGCAACTTTGCCAGGTCCGTTTCTTCCATGAGGCGAATGTCGTCACCGGCCAACTGCTGTTGCAACATTTCGGCTTCCGGTTGCGTCATCTCGTTGACGTCGATTGGAAGCTTGTTGACATGTTCTCTTGGCGGAATGAGCTTCCGCGCTTCGTCCAGCGGGGCCGTCGTCGTGGCACCTTTGACAGCGGCATTGAGCCTGCCTTTCTGGCGACGATGCTCACGTACGAGGGCTTCGGCTGCCTCTTTGTCAACCTTGCGAACAAGCTGCCGCAAGCTGCCGTACTTCGGGCTGGCAAGCATACGGTCAAGTTCTGCAATTACCGCTTCATCCTCCGTGACAAAGCGACACTCCTTGAACTCGATATACCGCTTCGCTCCGTCAATGCGCAAACTGACGCGCAAGTTTGGCGCTTGTCGCGCCGTATAAATACATTCGGACATGACTCCTCCTCATTTGCCCTCCACCCACCCATTTCGGCATTGTCGCAAGCGCGCGTTACGACGTTGGCGCGGCTGCGATTGTCACCTGGATGGCCGAGATTTCGTCACGGAGCTTGCGCGCATCCATTGGCGGAATGCGGTCGAACTCCGGCGAAATGGCCGGACTGGAACCGTCGGAGCCATCCGGCAGAAGTGCCTTCAGTGCCACGAGACACGTCTGAATCTGCGCTTGCGCCGTGGCATCAACGACACCCGTGACCAATACGTAAGAACCAAAAGGCCCAAAGTCGATTGCCATTTTGCAATCCTCCTAGTTTGCTGATTGCTTCATACACGGGTGGCACACTATTGCGCCACCCGGTTGACCTTACACGTTGCCTCAGTATTGTTACGCGGTCGCGGCAGCGGTGTCGATGCCGCTGTAGTACCCGCCGGTGGCTTCCGCCATGTACTCGATGCAGCAATCCGACGTCATGACGCCAAAATCCGCATCGACACCTGCGCGAGTGCCATCCCGGTCGTAACTGTCCTCAAAAGTGCGCCGCAGCCACCGCATACGCACCGCACCCGGATGAATGACGAGCATGTCTTTCGTCCAGAGTGGCGATTCGTTCATGAGCGGATGCGTCATCAGCGAGATATCGCCAAATGGCGTTTCCCACTTCGTCACCTTGAGGCCAAACGAGGTTTCCCCCGGTACCAGGTTCGTGATGCCATCGAGGCGCGCAATCTTGTTGAGAACTCGCACGACGGTGTTGCCACAGAACACGATGCGCTCGTTGGGCTTGCCCTTGATGTTCTTCTCGAAGATGGCTTGGAGGAACGTATCGAGGTCATCCCAGTCGGTGTCAGATGCCTGTGACGCGATGTTGCTGGAAAGCTGATAGCGAATGCCATCCATCGTGCGGAACACGCGGCTGTTCAGCGTGCCTATGGCCTTCTTGCCCCAGATGATGGCACGCTCGATGGCTTCTGCGTGGAACAGCGCTGCGTCACGCTTGTTCTTGGCAACCACCGGGCCGGTATGATACTCCACCGCCTGTGCCACACCCGACACATCCCACGCATGTCGCAGCGTCTGGATGTAATTGAACCGGGGAAAGCCGATGTTGGCGATTGCCACGGGACGCGCCGAGGCTTCTTCCGTTGCCTGCGTGATGAGCTGCAACGGCACGGGCGTGACACTGCCATCGAGCGCACCCGGCGAAGTGTCACCAAAACCGCGCGTCACAGTGGCACTGGAGCCCGTGATTGCGTCGATGAACACGTATTCACCCGAGGCTTCGGCCATGTAGACCTGGCCGACTTCCACCTGAGTGGCATCGGAGAACACCATCGTGGTGCCAGTTCCGGCATTGTTGGTGATGGTGTTTCGACCCGACAAGTGGTTTTCCTCGAACCACGTCGTGATTGTGTCAATTGCATCCTTCTCCTCCATACCGGCGGAGAGGGACAAGAGACGCGCCGAGCCCGTTGGAACGACCTGAAGCAGCCCCGCGGCAAAGTCACCTTTCCGGGATGCCTGGATGTTCTGGTCCGACGCGAATACGCCTTTTACTGCCATTTCGCGTTACCTCGTTTTACGGTTCATCGTTGGGTACAGGTCCACCTGTAAGAATGGCAGCCCAGGAAGGCGCCTCATCGTCATCGTCGTCTTTATTATCCGTACTACGACCCGGCGGCACTGAAGGCAAACGGCCACCCGGTCTTTTGTCATCCTGTGGTGGCCGCGTCTGCCAACCTTGTGTCTCCGCCATCTTGTCGAAGTATTGCAGCGTCTTGTTGATTGCGCCTTCGACAGTGGCGCCGTCCTTTCGCAGAAATCCGCCAAGGACGGTACGCGCAACAGGCTCGAAAAGCTCGTCCTTGGCAATTGGCAACTTGGCTTGCAACTGCCGCAGAGCTTCATCACTCCGCATTGTGGCACGAGTTGTCGACGTCGTTTCCTCTTTCAGCGCCTCGAACCTGCGCTCCATGATGCGGTTGGCATTCAGCATGGCGGCCGTGAACGTCTTTTCTGCCACGGTATCGAGAGCCGCTCGAAGTGGCGACAAATCGCCATCTTCCATGCCCTTCTGAATTGCCTCGACATCGACGCCACCCGTAAGGTCAAGCCCTTTGACAAATTCTGCCAATGAGCTTCCGCGATTTTTGTCACCCTCCCTGTCGTCATCTTTCCCTTTTCCCGCGGATTGCTCTGTCACTGTAGCAGGCGCAGCCCAAGGCGACAAGTCACTCTTGTTATCTTTGTCGGCTTTGCCAGACCCCGTGTCACCATCCTTGTTTTGCAGCGGATGCCGCAGAAAGTTCTTGAACATTTTAAAACTCCTCATGGTCATTTGCTATCTCGCGAAGATGGGATGCCAAATCCTCGACGAAGCTACGGACATCGTTCAGCCGGATTTTTTGCAACGCCAAGGTCTGCAAGTGCACGGCATCCAGCAATTCCGGCACACGCAATGTCAACTCGCTTTCATCCAAGCGTTTACGGTAGAGCGCTAACAGCATATGCAGCGTTGGAGAAGCCAGCACAAGTGCCAGCTCTTCCCGCATATGCGGTGGCAAATCGTTCCACGCGGCACGGACACTCGGAATGTCCATCAGCCAGCCGGACCAGCCGGACCCGCCAACGCGGTAGCGCCGCCTTCTTGCGCCTGCTGCAGCGCTTGTTGCAACAGGAGAAACGCTTGCTGTTTTTGCTCAGGCGTAAGTTGGTCGAATGGCGTCTGGTGACGGAACTGCTTGAAGTCCGTGTAGTCGCCAATCAGGCCGGTCCAGTAATCAATCAGTGCCGGCACGTCGAATTCCTGCAATGCTGCCTGCGACTGAATGATATTGTTCAGCACTTCCTTGATGGTGATGATGAGCGTCAGCCTGTCCAATCCTTTCATACCATCGCTCATGGCAAACACTAGCTTCGTATTGCGAAACGCAGTCGGGTCCGCTTGCACAATGTTCCCGTCCTGTCCGACAATCTCGATTGCAGACGCATACTGGAAAATGTTCTGCATCTGCATAAAACGAAGCGGATTTATTGCCTGGCTGTTGATGATTTTCGTCAACTTCAGCGGGCGACGACTGCCGCCAAGGACGGTGGCAGCAGCCTGGTATTGCGTTGCGCGCTCCAAGTCGGCCACCTGTCGCTGCAACTGCGTTGGCAATATCTGCTCCATGAGCTTGTCGATATCGCCGATATCCCGCATGGTATTGCCAGTATCGGGCGCATCCGTAATTTGCATGACGCGCTTGCGAAAGTCAATATCCTGCGCTGTAGTACGTGCCGGAATCTTGCCTGCGACAAAATCCTCTTCATCACTGCCAAGTGACGGGAACAGATTGCTATCGTAGAACAGCAATCCGTATAGAGATTTACGTGCCGCCCGTTGGTGCACATTCATCTGGAAACTGGCAAACCGATTCAGCGGAATCAGATGCTCAGCCCAGGACTTCGTCTGCCAGCCGAAACCGTCATCATTTGGCGTAGTGATACACAACGGTAGATAGCCATGCGCGTTATCCTGTGCCTTGCCGTACATGATGACGCCAGAATCGCCGATGTGGAACTCCCACACCTGCATGGTACTCGGCTCGCTGGCTGGCACCAACCCGTATTCGCGCGGGTCCAAGAACACGAGGATGCGAATACGCTCGTGGACATCCACATCTTCGATATCGGATTCCGTAGACATTGACAAGAGGCTGACCCAGTTAGTGCCACCTTCGATACCGGCAGCTGCATACGGGTCGATGACTGGTCGTTGGCGGTAATACCGCGCCTTGAAGGCGGAGTTGTCCATCAGCCTTTCGAGGTTGAACAATCTGCCATAGTGCGCCTGTTTGCGTAGCCAAAACCTCCGCTTCAGGTCAACTACGGCAACAAACTCGCCTTCCTGATAGACGTCTTTGGGTTCTACAGCCGGGTCGTAGAATGTATTGTACGCGTCGGTAGTCTCCAACCGATTGCCCGCATAGAGCACTTGGTCATGTTGAATTTCAACACCGCCAGCAGCGGCATTGTTAATCTGCGAGCCTTTGATTTCTCGCCACTCAGCCATAATACCGGCCCAGTTGTACTTGTACGCGTTGAAGATGAACTTTGCCAGTTCCGCGTAATGGCCGAATGTCTCGTCGTGCTGGTTCATCAGGGCGGCAAAACCCTTTGCCACATCCTGCTGTTCGCGAGGCGCCACCGCATTGTACATGGCTTCGTCGGGTGCGAGAAGTAGCAACGACTGCACGACGGCGTCTTCCAACTTGACTAGGGTCATTGGCAGTTTCACATCCACCACTTTGAGACCCTTACCCCGGCGATTATCGCGCTCACGCTTCTTGTCATCTTCGCTCAGCAGAAGATAGCCATACACCTCGCGGTCGATAAACTCGTAGCGATTCGCCCGCACATCGCGCATCGGCGCACCCAAATCCATCAGACCGCGAAGATGGTCTAGCAGTTTGGTATGTTGCTTTTCCGTGAGCGTCAACGTGTCGTTCAGGCGGTAACCTGTTGCCTTCCGGTTGGATTTGGCCGGTTGCCGACCTTTCTTACGAGTTGCCATTGCTATACTCCACAAACTTGTAGGGCGCCGCGGGCTTTTTCCTGCGCCGGTTTACCTTCACGGATGGTAGACATGATAAGCGCCATGTGCCGCGCAGTCATTGTTGGTCCATACGCACAAGCGTCAATAACATCGTCATCATTATCCTTTGCTTGCATGTCGTAAGTCAGCAACTGCTTGGTGATTATCCAGTCACCTTCCGTCAAGCCATAACTGGCAGGTTGAGTTGGACGGTCTTTGAGCATTGCTGCCCAACCAGAGATGTGAATATTCTTATTCTGCCGGCCATGATTGATACCGACGAATTGCAACGGGTAATCCGGGTAATAAATGGCAGCCAGGTGGTCGAAAATTGGCCGAAGTGCGTCCTGAAACGCGTAATTTTCAATTCCACAAACCCAGGCATTCCACTCTTCGCTGTAGGCAACGAGCGAATGGAACAATTGCACAGGGTCAATACCTACCCAGTGATCAATCTCCACGATTTGCCACTTGTTGAATTCGGCATTCCAGGCATGGACGGCAACCACCGTCTTGTGTGCCCATTCTCTACGCGAAGATGCCAAATCAACAGACAAAAACGCGTATTCCTGTTCGCCAGGCACCATTGCTGGCAGGTAATGGATGTCCTGCGCCTTGATTAGCGCTCTGCCACCAGCCAGCGGCAGGTTCATCATCTCGGCAAACCAGACGTCTGCCAAACCCATGCTGCAATATTCCTGATAATCCGCCTGCAACTTCTCGATTGGCCACATTTCAGGCCAAAGCGGCGTTCCATCAGAGAGCAAGCAGCCAAATCGGCGGCTGTACCAGAAGGGGGATTTGCAATGCAGGTCGAGGATGGACCGCACGCCGTGAATATTGCCGATGTGGATTATTTTATTCCACTTCTTGTCGAGCGCCTTGATGAATGCAGCGTACAGCCAACGCTTGCATTTCAAGAATTGCGTTTCATCACCTGCCGTCTCCTCATCTTCGAGGTCATCGACGATGGCAAGTTGTGGACGTTGATGTCCGATGTTCAGGCCGCGCACCTGTTTGCCCATGCCTTGCGCACGGAGGATGCAGCGTTTGCCTGTACGTGCTATCGTGAAGATGTAGAAACCTTCACCAACACGTTGGACCTCGTAGTTAATGCCGCCGAATGCCGCTATGAAGTTATCGGACTCCATAAACCGCATTACGTCACGGCAGGCTTCGATTGCCAACGTGCTGGTGTTGCTCAAATAGACGATGAATTCCACCTCATCGACAAAGAGCCAGTGGAATGGGCACGCCAGTTTTGCTAGTGTTGTTTTGGCGTGGTCACGCGGTACCGCCTCCGCCATTCGGCGAACCGCCTTATCGCGGAAATCGTCGAATACATCTACATGGAATTTGGGAACTGCCTCTGTCAGTTCCTCGCCCATAAAATACTCGATGAAAAACTCGCTATCGTGCTCAAGGGCAGTCACGATAGTGTCAACCGATAATGCTACCGGTTGCGAGATGGCGGTGTTCGCGTGCATTAGGCGTAGGACATAGCGTTGTCAAATGCCGACAGCAACCCATCGGCATCTTGCATGTCCAAGTCTGCCGCAGGCGGGCGGGCGCTAAGTACACGTTCTGCCTGCGTCAGTGCCATTGAGTCATCCGATTTCTGCGGCCGGTCCTTCTCCTCACGGGAGATGGTGAACGACTGTTGCAGTCTATCGGTGAATCGCTGCGTCAGATGTACGACCACGTGCTCGCCATTTCGCGGGGTCGCCACCTGGAAGTTATGTCGCGGTCCACGCCGCTGTGCCTTGTTTGCCATGATAGATGCTCGCAGAGCAAAGTCAGGGTCAGGATTGTTGCGCAAAGCTTCTAGCACGCGCAATGCGCCGAACTGCTCGATATTATCCCACGCCTGATTCAGTGTTTGGAAAGTGTCGATGTTCTCGGCAGCGTACTCCTGCACGAGTTTCTGGACATCTGGCGTTTCAACCAAATCTGCCACTTGAGAAGCTGGCAACATCGTGGCCTGCGCGATGTCCTCGACTGAAACACCCATTGCCACCATTTTGGCAAGGCGCGAAGCCACGTCGCCGTTGGTCGAAAGTGCCAACTTCCCGTTCTGCTTGTTGCTATCGGTGCTCATTTCCTAACACTCCTTTCCTGTCGCACGGGCGGCCGTGACTGGCAACTATCGGGCGGCCCCCGCCCCGCCGCGGCTCTATTCTTTAACTATACACGAAACTGCCAAATATGCAATTTAATAATGTTAGTCACAGGGGGGTATTTGGCATTACGAAAATCCGCCAGTTGGGTGCGGACCAATATGAATGCAAGCGTTTTATTTTTTGCGGCAAACTGGACGCGGGGGTATTTATACACGGACGGCACGGCAGCGAATGGGGGGAAGCACCCCACCCCGGCAACGCGTTTTAGCCCCCAGGACTACGCGCGAAGCGCACCTTACGCATTGCGGTTGGCGCAGCCAGAGCAATGTGCTGAGCCACGGAACGTGGCGGGCAAGATAGGCACACAGTGCCACAACGCGCGCGACAGCGAGTTGCGAGGCAGGATGCCGAGCCCGCTAATGGCAGGACACAGGACGTGTCCTGCCAACCTTTGCGAGCGAAGCGAGCTAATCAACAAGAACGCTTTACGCGAGTGTACTCACGAAGCGCTGTGCCACCACAGGTGGCAGATATTACGTCGCGAAGCGACACATTGAAAGCGAGCGAAGCGAGCGCGCCGCGGAATGAGAATCATTCGCATTGGCAAGTGCCAAAAAAGGGCGCGTAGCCGTTGCAGCCACGCGCCCCAATGGTTGGCGGTTTAGCGGCCGTCGTCCATGCGCGCCGCGTCACGCGGTTGCGGCCAGTCGTCAGCCGTCACTCCTGCCGCGATGAGTCGGCACAGGTGCGCAAGTACTAACGCGTTTCGCGCGTACGCGGCCGTACCTCTGTGGGTAGCTTCGAGTCGATGCACGGCCGCTACGAAACCGCGTTGTGCGGCTACCGTGGGCGACACGTGGAACGCGGCCAGCAACAACGCGTTTTTGGCGTTGATGTAATCGGGGGTGTCCATCACGCGTTCATTGACGCGTATTCACCGCGTTCCCCGCGTTCCCCGCGCTCGCGCCCCGCCAAGAGTCGCGCCACGTAAGCTTTACGCGCCGCGCTCTCCCGTTTGCGCTGTCGGATGGTGCGCTGGCATCGGTCGCAAATGGCGATAGCGAAGCGTTCTTTCGTGGCGCAGTCCTCCACGTAGTACCACGCGGGCACGTAACGTCCACCACAGCTACATTTATTTGGCATTTGGGTTACTCCTGGGGTTAGCAGTCGAAGCGGGGCACGTCCTTGTGCCCCTATTGCGTCGCCTCGCGCTCGGCGTTTTACTGTTCGTCGTCGATGCTTTCAAGGTCGTCCAGACCCTCCAGCAGCGCGTCCGGGTCGAAGTCCGCCTCATCATCCGCCAAGTGGCGCGTTTCCTTCCAGCCTAGGAACACCTCCGGCGACATGCCGGCGTTGCGCGCTCGCGCGGCCAGGGAATCCAAAATTTTCATCCACGTCGTCTGTGGCACCTTGGCCGTTGCCGGATATGCCGCCGCGAATGCCGCCTTGCTCAACACTTTCTGGAAACTGCCGATGTCGACGGAAGCCGGAAGCCGCTTCGTGTCCTTGAGCATCTTCAGAGCTCCCGGCCCGATGGCCCGCCAGACCTTGGCGGTTGCGGCGCGCCCTGTCGTCAGAAAATCATCCAACGAGTAGGGCACGGATTCTCCTGTCGACCCGTCGTCTTTGGGACGCACCGCGTTCATCACGTCCCGCATACAACTATCGAACCACACTTGCCGCAGAACAGCTTCCCCGCGCGGGTCGTCGGCGGCGAGGGCGAGGTCTGGCAGGAACGCGATGGCAACGCCAAGCGAGGTCCGCTTTTCACCGCGCTTGGCCGCCTTTTTCGCGATGCGTTGGATTCCGACTCCGTAGCCTTCTGGCGGTTCCGTGGTCCGCTCCGGGTCGAAGTTGTACCGCACGATGGCGTTCTCCGCCGCGCACGCCTCGATTGCGCGGTCGATGGATGCTTGCGCATCCTCTAGCTTGGAAGGTGGGAAATACTCCTTTCCTACATCTTCTAGTTTGGCAGCGGTCGCGTCGGCCGCGTCGGCTGCGTCGGTCGTTTCGTCGGTCGTCTTCGTTTCGTCGTTCATCTTAGAGTGTCTCCGTTGGTCCCGGTGAGAAGAACCGCGCGCGTGGGACCGGCCGCGCGTGGATGAGGTCGCCGTCCCTGGCATGATGGACCGCGCGAGCATCGCGCTGCCCTGTCCGTTGCCGTGTTCGTTGATCACCATGCGCAAAGTATAGCGCCAATCGCGGGCCGTGTCAAGCGATAATAGACGTTTTCCAGATGTGCGTAGTCCGCGGGTTGTTGCCAGCGTAAGACGGTTACATGCTAACGAGTAATGCCAATGCGTGAGTAACATAACATAACAGTAAATAACATCGACCCTTCCGGGGGCCACCGCAGCACCCTTGTCTCCCAGACGGTCATTCTGCTCGCCTATTGGCACTAGTCCATGCCAGCGTACGCTACCCCACCCGTTGCCAATTGAGTATAATTTGATTGCATTTTGTTGAGGGGCTATAAGGGTTGACCAGGTTACCCTTGGCGGGAGTGCCTATTGGCAATTAAGGACCATTTTAGCCCCTCCGAGGGATAGGGGTATGGGAGGGCGCCGGCCGGCCGTTTCTGTTAGAAATTGTTATGTTAGGAATCATCCCGTTTGGCAACGGCAGCCGCCATCGACCACCAGCCAGCGACCACCGGCCTAATCGCCAGCCACCAACCCGCCAAACCGCCGCTGCTCAAGCGCGCGTAGCCGATTGCCAAATCGCTGCATGGGGGTTGTTTTTTGTCGCGGCCTGTGATATACTCGGGGCTTGTTCGATTGATTTGTTACGGGAGCGCTTTACTGCTAGATGGCTTATTCCCCGCGGATGATTTGCCATTATCCGCGTAACCCGGAGATTGCAATGATAGAACGAAAAGAGGATGCACAACGGCAACGCCAACGCCGCCGCACACGGAAGTATGCTACCGTTATTGATAGATGCGACGACATAGTGCGTCGCATGTGTCAGATTGACAGCGTAACGCTGAACAATATGGCACACGTCCACGCGCGGTCAATCGAAGCGTTGGTAGACACTGACCAGTTGGCGGATTTTGCCACGCTATATTGCGTCAAGACGGGTGCTCCATATGGCACCCGCCAGCCGCGCACGCTCGCCGACATGTTGCGCATACATGGCGCAGAGACAGCCGCGAGTTTGCTGCGATGCACGGCGTTGGGTGAATACTCGCCTTTATGGTCTGAAACCGGGCCGGATACGCTGTCCAATTTGCGCAAACTGGACCCGGTAGGGTATTTCGTATACTCCTGGACGCGGCTGGAATTTGGCAATTTGGCCCGCGCCCAGTCTGTCACGTGGGAGTTGCGGGAAGAGCGGCGCCGACTGTGGCAGGGCATAGTAGAGGCCTTGGAAGTGGGCGCCTGCCGCATTCAGGATATCATGCTATGCAATGAGTTGCTCCGGCGCCATCTCGGGTTATGCAATCCCGATTTGAACTCTCGTTTTGCGCCAGCATTGCCGACCGCTGGCGCGCTCATTGCCGGCCGATTGGCAGATAATCCCTTCCTCGCGCTGGCCGACGTGCTCGTTTCCCGAATTCGCAGCATGGTCACGCAAACGGCCAAGCGGCGGTATGCCGCATATCGTGACGAACTATGCGACCGCGCACAAATTACGTTAGCCGTTATCGGCCAAACCCATGTCGAGCTAGGCGGCCTGTCGCTATTCCATAAACAGGCCCGGAACGATGCCGGGTCGGCCGATGAAGCGGCGTGGCTGGACTTGGCAGAACTAGACTTCGGCGATGGCGACGAGTCGAGCTACAGTATGTATCTCGACAAGGGGCTTTTTGCCGAAAAGCCGCCCAAAGGTAACGGCAAGGCGGCCGCTGCTCCCACGTCAATACCGCAATTCTCCGGCCGTATCTTTGAGGGCGCCAATGCGGCCGTCAAGCCCGCAATCACACAAAGCCACCCACCCACGCGCAAACTGTCGGAGTCGCTGAAATTGCAGCCTGCCGCCGGATTCAAACTGCGCATCGGCCGCACGGAGAACAAATCATGACCACGCCAAGTGCCAATCTCAAGTCTATTGTCGACTTGTTGCAAGTGGCAAAAGCCAAAGGTTGCGAGTGGCCGAAATTGAAAATGAAAACCCCTAATGGCAATACTATCGTCCTGTCACTGGCGGGTCACGGGGCGCGATTCCCCGGGACTGTTAACGTCAAGGATGCTGGCAGTTACCCCTACAATATGTGGTACGGGCGCATTACGCACGCTGGGGAATTCTTCCGCAACAGGCAGCTTTCGCCCGACATTACTGCCGGTATCCATGCGGAATTGGCAATGCTGGCGGCCGAACCTGCCGCTTATGCAAAGGTACAAGGCCAGCGTACCGGCTTCTGCATGTTTTGCGGACGCCCGCTGACCAATTTGGAAAGCGTCGCGCACGGTTATGGGCCGATATGCGCTGAGAATTTCAATCTTCCGTGGGGCGATTTGGGTCTGGCGAATACCAGCAACCGGGATGCCGACATGATGGAAGAATTGGCAGACGCGTTTGACGACGGGCAATCCGCAGCCCACCCGCCTGTCGCAGCCACCGATGATACCCCACTAATAAATAACTTGTCGGCGTTGATGTGCGAAGCGGCCCAGTATTTGGCGCAATCGCGCGGCGGCGGCGACGTGACCGACTGGCGCCGACTTGCGGCGACGTTTGTCGCGATAGTGGACAAGGCGCGCGAGGCGCGCGAGGAGGTGGCACAATGAAATTCAACTTTGGCAACGACGACAACGGCGGCGACAACGGCGGTAGCAAACCGGCCGAGCCGGCCGAGCCCGCTAACAAGGCGAAGCCGACATATGCCAATTTCACCGAGTTACTAGCGGCCAGGCTAGTCGAGCACGGCATGTCAGTAGATGATGTGCAAATCATCGGACTGGTCACAGAGACAGCTGGCGAACAGGTTGAAGCGCCAAAGCTACCGCCCGCCGTGGAACGCAAGCCCGCCGCCAAGTTGCAACTGCGGCCGGCCGCAACGCCCGCGGATAAGAAACCCTCCCCGCTGTTGGCAAAACTGCAGGCCAAGCACAAGGCGCCGGCGCGTGACGAGCCTATCAAGCTACGCGGCACCGGGTTGACAAAGCGACTCGGCGAGCAATTGCAGCGTGCGGCTGATAAAGCCGAGGCACCGCCGCCCGTCGAACATACGGATGAAGAGCGCGAGCAAATCATCGAAACGGCGCGGAAGGAACACCTGACGTTCATCGAAGCGCACAAACTGCCAAGTCAAATCCGCAGCGATGTGGAACTGGACGAATCGCAGTTGCAGGCCGTCGACGGCTTGTCTCGCCAAATGTACGGCTGTCTTATCGGGGCGGCTGGTACGGGCAAAACAACGACCGTCCGCGAGTTAGTCGCCCGTATGGTCGGCAACTTGCGAGAAATTGATTTGAACAGGGCGCGGAAGGAAAATATGCGCACTACGCGGCCGGAGATAATGCCGGCGATGTGTTTCGTGTCCTTTACCGGCAAGGGTGTGCAGCAAATAAAGCGCAATCTGCCAAAAGAATACCACGCGCTTTGCGACACCGGTCACGGCACACTTGGCTACACTGCCGTGTACGAAGAGCGCTACAACCACAAAACAAAAGAAACGCGAATGGTCCGCGTATTCGTGCCGACGTTCACCGCTGCCAATAAACTCCCGTACCAGATTTGCTTTATCGATGAAGCCGGGATGATGCCAAACTGGTTATTTAACCAGATTGTCGAAGCGCTGCCGGATGA